TATTTAGGTCATGTATATGACGGTACTAGACATATTGTAGTCGATCATATCGATAATAACCCACTGAATAACAACTTGAGTAATTTACAACTAATTACAATGAGCCAAAACAACACTAAAGATAAGCCTAAAGTAAAAAACCAATTAAATTTATTGTAATGGCTAAGCAATTAGGATACACTTTTTACCCTAAAGATTGGCGTTCAAATATGAATGTTCAGGAACTTACTTTAAAAGAAAAGGGTTTTTATAGAGAGTTGATCGACGAATGTTACATTCAAAACTCAGACAAAATAACTTTAAAATGCAAGACTTTTGCACGGATTCAACAACTTAATGCCAGAAGTTTGGCGACACTTATAACAAAGTTAGACGAAAGTTTGCTCATAGTTTGCCCAAACTTTGACCAAACATTAGAAGAAGTTGAAATCTTAATACCTTCTGTATCAGCTAGGTTAGGTATAATTACTAGTGCTTCAAATGGTGGAAAACAATCAAAGGCTTTAGGTAATAAGAACGCATCAAAAAAACCAACTAAAGAGAAACTAAATATTAAAGATAAAGAGAATATAAAGGAATTTACACCTCCTTCTTTTGAAGAAATAAAAGCCTACTTTATACAAAATGGTTATACCATACAATCAGCAAAGAAAGCCTTTGACTATTACGAGGCGGCAAAATGGAAAGACTCAAAAGGCAATCAGGTTAAAAACTGGAAACAAAAAATGATTGGGGTCTGGTTCAAAGAAGAAAACAAACAAACGGCAACTGGACCAGTAAAGCGAAAGGTATCTGGAGAGAATGAACAAGGTCAGTTAATTGACCAATTCGGGGAGGTAATATCATGATTGAGGAAATAGAAAAAGCGGTACTTGGTGCGATAGTAATAGACGCTGAGGCTTTGGAGGACGTTATAAATTTATTGAGCGTTGATATTTTCGAGGACAATAAAGCCAAAACGATTATTCAAATCATTTTAGACCTTTACAAAAAAGGCGACAAACATGATATTCTTACTATTTCTGAGGAAATCAAAAACCGAAACTTATTTCACGTCGTTACGGTTATTGACGTGGCAAGTCTTACCAACGGTATTAATGGAAGTTGGCAGCTCGAAACTCATATTCGTATCCTTCACCAACGCTGGATAAGAAAAGAGATCCGAAAGTCAGGCAACGAACTACTAATTCAGGCCGACGATTACGAAATAGATTCATTGGACTTATTAGGAAAGGCTGAGACTACTTTAAACACGATAAACAACCTAATCGTTAAAGGAGAAGTAAAAAGCACTCAGAGCATAGCGAAAAACGTACTAGCAAAGAATGAGAAGATAATTCAGAACGAGAAAGGATTAAGCGGTATTCCTTCGGGCTTTGGATACTTGGACAAGGTTACTGGAGGTTGGCAAGATAGCGACTTGATTATATTAGCAGCAAGGCCCGGAATGGGTAAGACTTCACTTGCTTTGAATCTATGGGCAAGACCAGCAATCAATCATAATATACCAACGGCTTTCTTTAGTTTGGAAATGAGCGCAGAACAATTATTTCAGAGAGTTGTGAGCCAAGAATCAGGAATACCCTTGTCCAAAATAGCGAGAGAGGGAATTAGGGGAGAGGATTTAAAAGCGTTTGAAGGTTGGGTTGAATATTTAGCAAGTCAGCCTTTAAGCATAGACGATACTGGAGGAATAAGTATATCCGACTTTCATTCTAAAGCCTCGAAGCTAAAGCGAGAAAAAAACATTCGATTAATTGTGATAGATTACTTGCAGCTAATGACTTCTGGAGTCAAGAGCCACTCACAAAACCATGAAGTTGGGTTAATTAGTGGAAAGTTAAAAATGATTGCAAAGGAGTTAAATGTTCCGATCATAGTATTGAGCCAGTTGAGTAGAGCCGTCGAACAAAGGGGAGGCGCAAAGAAGCCCGTATTAAGCGATTTGCGAGACTCAGGAAGCATAGAGCAAGATGCAGATATGGTAATGTTTTTATATCGACCTGAGTACTACGGAATAACCTCCGACGAAACAGGAGAAAGCACCGAAGGACTAGCCGAGTTGGAAATTGCCAAACATAGGAACGGAAGCCTCTCGACGATAGAATTAGAATTTATACCGAGTAGAACTACTTTTGAGAATAGAAAATTTTGAGAATGAAAACTAAAATATTGAACCTTTACGCTTGTCTAGGAGGTAATAGATATAAATGGGATGAATTATCTCCTGACTTGGAAATAACAGCCGTTGAACTCGACCCAGAATTAGCAAGATTGTATCAAGAGCGTTTTCCAAATGACATAGTAATTATTGCAGATGCTCACCAGTATCTCCTGGACCACTACAAAGAGTTTGATATTATTTGGTCTAGTCCTCCATGCCCTACTCATTCAAGGGCTAGGTTTTGGTTTAGTTCTAACTACGAAACGAATTTAGATCCAGTATATCCAGACATGACATTGTATCAAGAAATCATTTTTTTGGATAATTTTTTTAAAGGCAAATATTGTGTTGAGAATGTAATTCCATATTATGAGCCATTAATACCAGCAAAAAAGCGAGGTAGACATTTATACTGGACTAATTTTCCACTTTCACACTCGATCAACGAAAGAAAGTTTGAAGGACTAGCGAAAAGAAGTAAAGACAATCCATTTGGAGAAAATGAAATAAACGCTTTATGTAGATACCATGATTACGACTTTAGGCAATACGAAGGAAATCAAAGAATTGATAAGATTGCCAGAAACCTAGTCGACTACGAAGCTGGAAAAACAATACTCGAAACTGCTTTAGGGATTATAAGAAAATCAGACGTTAAACAACAAGAACTATTTTAATGAAGCCAAAGAAATGTAAATACTGCAAGTCAGAGTTCGATCCAGTTCGACCACTCCAGCAATGTTGCTCATTTCATTGCTCGGTTGGATACGCCAAAGAGCAGCAAGAGAAGAAACGAGCAGCTTCCTGGAGGCAAAAAAAAGCCCGAATGAAAGAAGCGATTAAAAGTTTATCGAGTTACAAAAAGGATCTACAAATATTGGTTAATGAGATAGCAAGGAGAATTGACCACGATCAAGAATGTATATCATGTGGAACCAAAGAAGGAAAGGTAAACGGGGGCCACTTTCATTCGGTTGGGTCAAATCCAGCTTTGAGGTTTAATCTTTTGAATATTTTTCGCCAGTGCGAAAGGTGCAATTCGTATCTGTCAGCGAATATTTTGAACTATGAGAAAGGACTCGACGAAACATTTGGAGAAAGTGTTAAGTATGAGATAAAATACAAATTAGCCATTTTAAGCCCCGAACTAAAGGCGACTAAGGAAGAACTAAAGGAAGCTATTAAAAACGCAAGAGAAGCCGTTAAAACGCTAATTAAAGAAGAAAAACGACTATCAACCCGAGAGAGAATAGAACTAAGGCGAGAAATAAATAAAAAGTTAGGACTTTATGATTGATTTAAGACAAGGAGATTGCTTAGAGGCAATGAGAGAAATGAAGGACAACCATTTTGATTTAGCAATAGTTGATCCGCCTTATGGGAATGATTTAAGTGGTGGTAGGTCAGAAAAAAACGGATGGAATAAAAACATAGACTGGGATAAATGTAATAAAGGTTGGAACTTAGATATACCAAAACCTGAATATTTTAAAGAATTGCAAAGAGTAAGTAAAAATCAAATTATATGGGGAGGTAATTATTTTGCTAATATGTTACCTAATTCTGAGTGCTGGTTTATTTGGGATAAAGGTCAGAGGAATTTTAGTTTAGCTGATGGTGAGATGGCTTGGACTTCTTTTAAAAAAGCAATGAGAATACATACATTACATAGAACTGTAGCAAACCAAGAAACAAAAATACACGCAACTCAAAAACCTGTAAAACTTTATGAGAAGTTATTAGATAAGTTCGCAAAAGAGGGAGACAAAATACTTGATACTCATTTAGGAAGTGGAAGTATCGCAATAGCTTGTCATAACTTAGGGTTTGATTTAACTGGTTTTGAACTCGACAACGAATACTATGAAGCGGCAGTAAAAAGACTAAAGACTCACCAATTACAAAAGACCATTTTCGAGGGCATTCAAGAACAAGAAAAAGGAGAGCAGAAGCAATTATTTTAAAAACGTAAATTTGTATCATGGAAACAACAGAAAAAGCAAAAGCAGAAATTAATAGAAGAATAAACTTTGTCTTATTTGTGGCTTTGTTCTTCACTATGTTAGCCTCGATTATTGGGTGCAAAAAAGAACCAGAGCAAAAGTGCTACGAGTGTACTACATACCTGAGTTATCAATTCGACGACGGATCGAGTAGAAGCGAAGGCTCGATAAAAGTAGAGAAGCTATGCGAGGAAAACCCGAATAACTCTCACGAGGAAAAAGGAGAATACTTCGGAAAACAAGGAGTCAAAACTACCGTAAGACGGTGTAAAACTATAAAGTGAAGCAATGAGTAAAGGAAACGATTTTAAAACTGAGACTATTTCATTAAACGAGATAAAAAATAACCCGAATAATCCTCGATTAGTAAAGGACGATAAGTTCAAGAAGCTGGTCAAGTCAATAAAGGAATTTCCTGAAATGCTAAAAATCAGGCCGATAGTAGTAAACAAGGACATGATAGTTCTTGGAGGCAACATGAGGCTAAAAGCGTGTAAAGAAGCTGGACTAAAAGAAGTGCCTATAATTCGAGCCGAAAACCTGACCGAAGAACAACAGAGAGAGTTTATCATAAAGGATAACGTAGGCTTTGGTGAATGGGATTGGGATTTATTAGCAAACGAATGGGATGCTATCCAGCTTGGTGAATGGGGTTTGGATGTTTGGCAACCTGATGAGGATGTAGACTACTCAATACTAGATGAAGAGGATGTAGACGACCAGCTTCAAGACATGGCTGATGGCGTGAAAAAAGCTATTCAAATTGAGTTTGAGCCTGACCACTATGACGAGGCTTACGGGCTTGTAAAGTTTTGGCGGGACCAAGATGCATATGTTGGAAAGATGATATTAGATTTCTTGAAATCTGAAAAGGATAAGATATGAGACAGACAGAGTATAAAGGAATAAAGTTTCTTTATAGGGATGAAACAAGCGATTTGAAGACGTTTGATGAAGTTGTAATTAGAGATGTCTATCAAAAGAAAGGCAACAAGATACAGCAAGGTGATCATTGGATTGATTGTGGTGGGAACGTTGGTGCATTTACTATTTTAGCTTGTTCTAGAGGTGCAAAAGTTACAGTGTATGAGCCTGACCCGTTTAATTGTAAAATGATTGAAAAGAATTTAAAGATAAATGGCTTTGATGCTGAAATAGTTTGCGCTGGTTTAGTACACAATGATTCTAAAAGAGCAAATCTGTACGTAGGCAATAATGGAAATGTATGGAGAAATTCTATGTTCAAGAATTGGAACGGCAAAGGCTTAAAGGTTGATTGTGTTAATTTTGATGAGGTAATACCTGATGGTGTTTGTATTAAAATAGACATTGAGGGTGCGGAAATGCCTATATTGGAAACCACGAAAAGAACTTTTAAAAAATTAATTTTTGAATGGAGTTTTGATATTGACCCAAGTTTGCCGAGATTTTGGAAGGTAATGGAAAAGCTTCACAAACAATATAATGTCGCACCAATAGGAAATACGGCAAAATTCAAGACCAGAGATTATGATGTTTGGCAAAAGTCGTGGTTCCCTGCTTGTACAAATGTATTCTGCTATGAAAAGAATTGACCTACATCAAACTGAACATTTGGTGAAGATTGGAGACCAATGCCCAGCGTTTGAGCCCAACGTAACAGATGACTGTATATTCTATGCGGATGGTGAGCCGATTGGTTTCTTTATACGACAGATGCCCGAGAAGATGTGCAAGTTGGCAGATTTAGCAGATAAAGAGTTTAGGAGCAATAATGTGCCAAAAACAATGATGGATAGAAGCGATGTTGTTAGAAAAGCGCAAAAAGAAGGCAAAACTCCCTCGCAGATACTAAAAGAAGGCAGAGGTTGCTCACAAATGAGTACACTTTTAGGCAGCATTGCGCCTAAACCTATGGTTAGAAGACCTTATCCAAATAAAGCACAGGTTCATTCAGTCAAAACCGCCCAAACCTTCATAAAGGCGATGTTGTTGTTAGCAAAGCAAAGCGAGCAACTAATAGCCGATATATTACCCGAGCAATACCAAAGACAAAAGGAACTATTCGAGCAAGTGCCTGACCAATGGAAGTTCGGGAACCTATTCACTTCGTCAATCAGCAACTACAATATCAGCGCACCGTTTCACAGAGACACGGGAAACATACAAGGAGCAGTAAACGTAATAATCACAAAGCGGAGAAATAGCAAAGGCGGAAATCTTAACGTGCCCGACTACGGGGCTACAATTGACCAATGCGACAACTCGATTTTAGTTTACCCAGCTTGGAAAAATATACATGGAGTTACACCTATTGAACCAACATACGAAGGCGGTTTTCGTAACTCTTTGATTTTTTACCCATTAAAAGCATTCATAGGATTATGAAAGAAGTAGAAAAGAAAGTAATTGAACTTTGCAATAGATATAAAATCAAAACCTTTAAAATGGAGGTATTCAAGTCCAATTACAGAAAGTTTAATTTTGCTGGAGTTAATAGAGATTTGTTAGCTTTAAAAATCTATGAATTACTATGAGCGAGGATAAAACACAGTACGGAAACAATAAACAAAATTCCACACTTAAAAAGGCAATGGTTGACGCCTTAGAAAAATCTTTGGGAGTTGTAACTACTGCTTGTAAGATTGTTGGCATTGATAGGGGTACTCACTACAACTGGTTGAAGGCCGACGAAGAATATGCTGAGAAGGTTAAAAGCATTGAGGATATTGCTATTGATTTTGCCGAGAGTAAGCTACATAAACAAATCGAGAAAGGAGACACAACTGCGACTATCTTTTACCTAAAGACTAAAGGCAAGAACAGAGGGTATATTGAGCGTCAGGAAATTACTCACGATTTGCCGAATGCTAATATCAACATTGAAATAATAGGAGAAGATCCAGAAGTAAATGAATAATGATAGGTTTCAGAGTAGTAAACTTTTCAACACAAACTACAATTATCCAGAGGGTAAAGACCTGACGATTAATAGAGGCGGTAGTAGTTCCGGTAAGACCTACACCGTAATGACTGTAATATTAACCAAGTGCATAAAGGAGCCAGGAATAACGGTTACAGTAGTCGGGCAAGACATACCAAATCTTAAAAAGGGAGCAATAAGGGATACAGAATTAATCCTAAACAACACGCCACAACTAAGGCAATGGATAAGAAGCTACAACTTATCAGATAGAATATACAAGTTCAAAAACGGATCAAAGATTGAGTTCACCAGCTACGATAATGAGCAAGACGCAAAGAATGGTAAAAGAGACTACTTATTCTGCAATGAAGTAAACGGTATATCGGAAGGTATATTCGAGGCCCTTTATATTAGAACCAAGAAGCATACATGGGTTGACTTTAACCCTTCTGCTGAGTTCTGGTTAAGCCTAAAGAAGTATGAAGAAAGGCCGACAAGCCGAGTAATAATCAGCACATTCAAGAATAACCCTTTCTTGGACCTAACAGTAAGAAACAAAATACTAGCCTATGAACCGACAAAAGAAAACATAAACGCTGGAACCGCAGACACATATCGTTGGAAGGTTTACGGGTTGGGTCAATATGCAGCACTAGAAGGAGCAATCTATAAGAATTGGAGGTCTGGACAATGGCCCGAAGATAAAGAGTTGACTATCATTCATGGGTTGGATTGGGGATTTACAGACCCTTTTAGCTTGATAGAGGTTGGAATAGACGAACCGACAAAACAAATCTACGTCAGGCAGAAGGTATATCAAACCGAGTTAATCAAGTGGCGAAAGGCCGTAAGCGATAACGTCAGGGTCGGTCAGGTAATCGTTTGCGATAGTGCGGTCCCTGGAAACATTCACGAGCTGAGAATGGACAACCACGAAGCCTACGGAGCATGGAAGGGTAAAGGCTCGATACTCAAAGGGATAACATGG